AATGTCTTTGAGCATGGCGCCGTCGGTTTCCGCAAGCTCGGCAATTCGGTTGTCGGCGACAAGGTGCGCCCACTCGTCGGCTTCGGTGGCAAAGTCCTGTTCGTCAACCGGCACCTGCTCGACCTGCAACAGGATCGCGGCCTGGAGTCGGCCGTGTCCGCTGACGATGAAACCGCTCCGCTTTGAAATCGTAATCGGCGCACGCCAGCCTTGATGCCGGATTATTTTGGCGAGCAGCGCAACCTGCGCGTCGCCGTGTTTGTTCGGGTTGCGTGGGTTGGCGACAAGCTCGGTCACGTCCGCAAGCCGAGCGTGGGCGCAGTGGACGGGGATGCCGCTGGCGAGGATGGTCTTCATGCTTTGACTTTTACCGCTAACGCTTGGATTTTCATAGGAGACTTCAGGGCTGGCAACCCGCTGCTTCTTGGATATGGCGTGATAGCTTTCGTATAGGGGGGGGGGTGGGGTGGCCTATTGGTATGCGCTACAAGGTATTAAGGAACACTGCCCTGTTTATAGCCGCCGCGAATCGCGGGCTTAACCTTTGCACGTCAGCCTTGCGGCTCCACATGTCCTTAGCGTTGTGCGATCTGCTGCACCATTCGAGGTTATCAAGCCGGTTGTTCAGTCGATTGCCGTCAATATGGTTCACGACCGGATGCCCGCCGCTATCAGCAAAGGCAGACGCAACAACTCTGTGCGCCAAGAAATAGGAGTGCGACTTTGCCCCTTCCATCTTGATGCCCACATGCCTGTAGCCAGTGTGGGCGACCGTGCCTGTCAATTCACCATTCGGGCCTTTGAATCGGCCCAGTGTGGAAACGTAGTAGCCTGAAGCGGGGATTGAAGCCCAACGCTCCCCCTCCAAGTCGTAAACCGAATTGGCCTTGATCTCTGACTTGATGCCTCTAGCCTTGAGCTTTTGGAAACGGTCTTGCGCTTTGTATTTCGCCTTGTCTGTCGCGGTTCTGTCCGTTGTCAGGTTGCTCCAGCGATTGTTTTTCCTGTCGCCGTCAACGTGGAAAACAGTCGATTGCGGCCACGCTCCGGTTGTCAGCAAATAAGCGATGTTCTGAACGCTGTATGCCCGGTTTCTGATTTCGATCTTCATTCCTTCGCTGCCTCGATTGATGCCCTTGACGATGCGCCCGGCGTAATTGCTATTGCGCCGTGTAAACGTGCCGTCGGCTTCGTTGTAGCTGAGAAAATGACCGGCTTCGGCTGCGGTCAAAGGATGTTTTGGAGTTTGCATGTTGCTTAAATCGAATCGTGGAGCGTGGCGTATTCGAGGAGACCGCGCTCGTCAATTTCGAGCGGATAGCGTGATGCACCCATGCGGACGAGGGGGTAGAGACCGGATTCGCCGGCAAGGTAGCGTTTGCGGGCAGGGGAGAACACAAGCGCAACCGAACCGGGATGACGCTCTACCGTCCAGCCTTCGGGCAAGGTTGGCATCGGGTCTGCACCTACGATGTAGCGGATGGGTGGCAAAAGACTGGGGATTGTTAAGGGGGATTGAGAAATGTTGTCAAGCCAATTCACCCGCAGGTCAACCGTCACGCGCTCATGATGTCGTGCTCCAGATAAACGCTGCCGGTGTTGGCGCGAGCGTAAGGGGTGATTACGCCGAGCCGGAAAACAGCGGCCTCGCCAGCGTTCAACCTGACTAGCGGGTAGAATGTCCCTGACACCTGCACGCCGACATCAACGTAATTGGTGCTGTCGAGATTGCGAAACCATGCCCAGCCGCCGGCAGCACCCACCCCGCTGGCAATGACAAGTGCCGTCGAGCTAGTCGAAATGTTTTGCGTGTTGAGCGAGCGGGTGGCCGTGGTCAACGTCGCCTGCTTTGTCAGCGTCGAGTGCTGGACGAGGAAGTTTCCGCTGGTCGCCACCAGTCCGGTAGTGATCGTGATTTCATTTGCCATTTCTTATTTGTGCGTCAGGCGAGGGGGAATGTCAAGCGTCGCGCCGACTGTGACGCCTTCGCCCTGTTCCTGCCGGCAATGCGCCATCGCTGGCATCACGTTGTCAGCGCGTTTAATCTTGGGTCGTCCTCCGAGTTTGCCGTTAGCCCTAGCCGCTTTCGACTTTGCGGCGGTCTTGGCCTGGCCGCCCCGCCGCCCGATTGCGGCGAGGTAGTCTTTTGCGGCTTGGCTTACCATGTGGCGAGCCTCACAGAGTTTTTCTTGTGCTTGCCGGTGGCGGTCAGCTTGTTGGTGTATTCTCGGCCATTGACATAGAAGGAGAGGAAGCCGCCGAAGTTGTTCACGTCCCATGAGCGGACGTTGGTGATTTTGTCAGCGGTCACATTGAATTCCGCCGCGATTTTTTCGATTACTGCGTTGTTCGTTGTTGTCATGGTGTAAATCTATATCCCAAGCCGCTTTGGTTCAAGCTTTATTTTCACAAAATCAGCAGTCTCTCCGTAACTCCTTGCCATTGCGCTGTTTCCGCTTGACGATTTATTGCGTTTCATTTGTTTTCTGCGGAGATTCTGCCCCAGATTGCGACCATCCCAGCGTGACGAGACGCTGCCGCTGCCTTGCCATATCCGATAGGTTTCAGCCCGTGCGCGACGGCGAAGGAACGCATCGCCGCGCCGATTGCGTTACTGCTCCCCGGTGGCGGGCCGGTGACGTCGACGATCTCCGCGCTCGTCAGTTGACCGTTGCGCGCCAGCAGCGTTTCCGCTGTGGCGTTGAATCCGTCCTGCCAGTCGCCGCTGCCCCAGAGCGCAAGCTCCATCCCCTCGTCGCGTAGTTCGGTTCCAGTTTTCATTTTGTTCGTTTCGGTCTGATCTGCTCCTGCCGCCAAAGGTGCCGCAATATGTCGCGCTCAGTCCTAGCCTCGATGACTTCCTCCACGGCTAGGTGCAGCCGCATCTCGGCGGCGGCGAGCCGGGTTTCCAACTTCGTAATTCGCTTACGCGGCATGCAGTGAAAAGTCTGGCACGGCTGAGAGGTCAACGTGCGTCGAGTTGCGAAAGAATCGGCTCGCCACTCGGCGGTCGAATTTTTCCTCCCACGCGCTTTGCACGATGTTGGTCGTCACCAAAGTCCATCGCCGTTCCCGACGCGTAAGAATCTGGCAGAGCTTGTCCGTTCCTACCGCTGACGGGTCGTGGCCGCCGCCGAGTTCGTCAATGATGAGGCACGGCGTCTCCATCATGTCCTCGACAACATCCCATCCGCCGTTTTTCAAGGTGTCCAGCAGCGCGGGCCAGTGCCAGAAAACGCACGACAGGCTTTCGACGTGGTTCACGCGCCGGATGAATTTCACCGACCCGCCGGCGGCTCTGATCCATTCCCTTACGGCTTTGGCGCAGTGCGTTTTTCCTGAGCCGGATTCACCGGACAGAAGCAAGAGCCTGCCGGCAAGCGGCGACCTGGCCATGTCGAAACAGAATCTGCCGGTCTCGCGCTCAAGCTCCACCAGCTTGGGGTGGTGCGTCCGCAGGTTGAGCCACTTCCGGTTCCACTCTGCGCTTGGCAGTGGCGTAATTGTTAATCGGGTTTCGGCTGACGCCTTCAAGTCGCGGATTACTGCGCTGATTTGGTGTTCCATATTTTTGAATCGGTTGATCTTTGGCGGCGTAATACGCCTCAAATTTTGTTTCGTTGAAAAGGGTTGCTGGCCGCAAGAATTTTTCCATGTCCGTCTTGAGCCATTGGGCGCACTGCCGGTCAATCATCTTTTTGACGCCTTCGATCTCAACGCCGGTCTCATTCAACCGCGCTGAGATGAATTTCAGGCTTGCGTCAACCTCCCTGAATCGGCTCCCTGATTTCTCGTTCAGCCAATGAAGCGCAATTCGAGAATGAGCGTGATAACTTCCATTCTCTTCTGTCCTATCCTTTCCTTCCTTTCCTTCCTTTCCTTCGTCACCTGCCTGACAGGCGGCTGTCACCTGCCTGACAGGCGGCTGAATTCCTTCCGCAATGTCTTCAATTTCAAGCCAATCCGTTTTTGTTTCCAGATAGCAAAGGCACTTTTCAAACCAAGATTTCGGAGCGCGGGTTTTCAGGCTGAGAGAGGACGAATCGTGGGGCGTTTTGTCGCCGCGCAGCAGACTGCCACGCGGCTGACACTTGGATGCCACCTGAATAATCAGCACCCATGCCGCGAAGATTTCCGCGCCGTCTTTGGACGTGATAAGCGCGGAATAATTTTCGCCGTCGTGACGGTTTGGAATCGCCACCCAAGCGAGTTTTTCCACAGTGCGGCTCCGGTTGTTTTCAAACAGGGTTGACCAGTTGCGGATGTGGTAAAGCTTCATAACCTCCAAACACTCCAAGCGCAACACGGCGTCGGAAGCGGTGAACACAGCCGCAGGATTGCCCTGCGATGTTTGGCCGGTTTCGCCGTGTTGCGGTCGGAATTTTCGTTGTCTGTATTTTTCATCTGTGTCCGTTAGTGACGGGCTTCCGGCCCGGTGATTTCTCACTCTTCAATTTATCACAAGTGGGCGCGGGGTCAAGGGGTGGTTATCTTCATCCTGAGCCAATCCTTGAGCCGTTGCGTTAGTTTCGGCAGATGATCAGCGCACAACGGCGTCGGGTGTTTTCGCGTGTCCTTCTCTTGGTGGAGGACGATTGCCGCGCTGGCGCAATGAGCGCAGGTTGTCGGCGCAGGGATGATTTCGGTGGCGGCGATTTTCATAGCACGACGGCCAGAGGTTCCGATTTGCAGGTGTGCAACAGCGGGCAGTGCCAAACGGATAAGCGGTCGTGACCTTCACGCTCGGCGATGTCCTGGCGGATGACGCATTGGATGTCGTAAGCCATTTTGGCGAGGTCAGAGACAACCGGAGAACAAATGCCCGCGCTTGATCCGCCAGTGTAGCGGAAGATTCTGTATTTCATCGGGTCGGTGAATGTTTCAACTAAGCTCCATCGGTCTTCACATTCCTTTGGCCTGAGTTGACAGAGGGCATCCGCCACCGTCTCAAGTTGGCCCATGCCAATTCGGGAATAATGGTCGAGCGCGGTGATGATGACGCAGGCTTGTTTATCTGAGATTTCTATTTTCATTTCGATTTTCGTTTGATCTTGCGGACTCACTCATTTTGTTCCTTTGATTTTTTGTTCAGCTTTCCACGGAAACCAGCCGCACGACTTCCCCGCCCACGCGGAGAAATAGAGCGCGAGACAGACGCCCAGCGTGGCGAGGAATGCGCGGCAGAAGGTTTGGAAGTGGTTGTTCACAAAAATGTAATTACGGCGCCAGGATATTGCTTGTTGAATCCCCTCGACGATTCCGTGACCCACAGATGCCAGTCATCGGTTACGACTCCAGCTTTTTCGAGGACGTGGAAGATGGCGTCAACGATGGCCGGCATGTCGCGGCGTCGCTTGTCTCCGGCGATGTAGTCGAGCCTCACGTTGACCGGAGAGGAGAACGGCGTGAACCCGCGAGGGATGTGTTGCTTCACCTGCCGCACGGCGTCGTCGCGCCATTTGGCCCAAGATGGCTTCGGGAAGCGGTGGCCGGTGCGCGTGATGATGATGTTATTTTTGCCGCCCATGATTTGTCCGGTGATCACGATTTTGCACTGCTGAAATATCGCCCGCGCATCCGTGAATGGCGTAACAATCGTCTGGCGAATTTTGCAACGAGGGCAGACCTGGCCGAGGTGCGCCCCGTGGTCGGGACAGTTACGAATGAGGGATGCGTCAAGTTTCATTTGCTAGGTTGTTCTGTTGTTAGGGCGGCTGTCGCTCAGTTCTGCGTTCGGCAAAATGCGGTAGAGTCTCGACATTACATCGCTGTGTTTCGTGCAGCATGACGGTATCCAGCGTTTGTTGCTTTTCCGCGTTACGACGCACAAGCACAAATTACACCTGTATTTCGCTGAACTAGGCACTTCAGCGAACTGGCCGGGGCGTCTCTGTTTTGATGCGCGTTTCGATTTCATAGTTCAAAGTTGTTCGCGGCCAGTCGCCGAGCTTGGTCGTTGGGCCAATTACCCGATCGCATCGTCCACGCGAGGCCGAGCAAGTATCGGTCGCTAACAGGTTTCGAGGACATAAGCCGATTCAGAGTTTCGGCGCACACGTCACCGAGTCGGTTACCTTCGATGGCGCATGACGCGAACGCCTCACGCCATTTGTAAAGTTCTTCGGGCGGCTGCTGTGCTATCCACGCCTTCGCTTCGTAGGCGGCGGGATGAGGTTCGCACGATGCGAGTTCACCGTTCGCGGCGGATCGCGTTGAATCGAGTGGGTTCATAGTTCAAAAATAGTCGTCACGAATCACGCCCATTCTCTCCGCGACGGCGAGCGTCAGGCGGCAGTCGTGCTCCAGATATTTCAGCGCGGCGTGCCGATCTGTTTCCCACGTCGCGGCGAAATCCTTGCCGCTGCCGGTCTTCTCCCCGACGCCGAGGAAGCGGGCGACGTAATCCAGGCCGCCGCGAAACTCTCGGTTGCCTAGTTGCCACTCGGCGCGGAGGTCGGTGATCGTGTCCGCGAAGTAACGACCGTGCCGGATGTGACTCGGCACTTGAACGCCCAGCTTCCACGACCGGCGAATGAGAAACGGCAGGTCGAAGGGTATGCAGTTGAAGCCAATCAGTTCCACGCCTTCACTCGTTGCCCAGAATTCGCGGAGCAGTTGCGCCTCGTCGTCGTGGCCGATGACGGAGAACGTCTGGCCGGCCAGCAACCCAATGGCCAGCACGCGCCCGGTGACCGGCGACAGCGCGGCCCGCTCCGTGAAGTCGGCCAAGTGATTCGCCTTCGCCTCGGCAATCTTCGCCGCGATTTTCTCCGCGTCCTTCAGGTTGCCCACCTTGACTTCCGACGGGTCGAATTCCGGCAGCATGGACAAGATTTCAGCGGCGGGCAGCGGGCCGGTCTCAATGTCGAACACGATTTGATTTACCACGGTGCGTCCTCCTGGGCTTGTGCCTTGCTGGGTTTCACCGTCGGTTCGCTCGCGGATTTCGGCACGAAGATTTTGCCGTTGCCGAGAATCGCGCCCTTCTCCCCGGCTTCACGCGCTTCCTTGGAAATGTCCTGCACGGCCATGAAGGAATTGCCGTATTGGTCAACGCCGTTCTTGTTTTCAAGCAGCGTCACGTCGAGATAAACGGCGGGCGTTTTCTCGCTGCGAAACAGTTTGGTCTTGTCCACTTTGGTCAGGTCGAGTTTAAGTTTGATTATCATTTGTTGTGTTGGTTGGGGGTTAATAAGGGACGTTATCTTCACCGGCTAGGAACTTTTTCACGGCGTCGTGAATCTTGGCCATGCTCGCCCGATCCGTCGCGGCTTTGTCCAGCGGCCAATCGGCTTCCGCTGATTCCGTCGAGAGGATGAGGCCGGTTTTGACGGCGAATTCCTGTAGCTGCTTTGCCGTGTTCCCGGCCTCAAGGAGCCGCTGAATCATATTTGCCCGCTGGCCAGCCGTGGCGAGCGTGGGCGGTGTCGGCCTTGCCGGTGAGTCTTGACGCGTTGGCGGGGCAGCTGGGGCGGTTGGCGGGGTGTGCCCGTCGCCGTCTTCGTCGGCATACATGCCGAGGATGCCGGCCAGAGAATACCGGCGCAGGTAGGTGATGACGCTGCCGGCCAGTTGCGCCTGTGATTTGCCCTTTTCTTCGCCCAACGGCAGGGAGATGGTAGAGCCGATCCACTCGCCGGATTCGTGGGCAAGGATGGTTTCCACACCCACGGTCTTCTCGCCGCTTGTCGGCATTTGCGACACGGCCAGACCGTGTTTTGCCAGCGTGGCGCGGCTGGTTTGGATAACCGCGCCGAGCGATGCAAATTTGTTTTTCAGGAACGGATTCACGGCGTCGAATTGCACCGCCTTCATTTCGGATTGAGCCTTGGCGAGTGCGCCAAAGAGTTTGGATGTTGTTTCAGATTTCATAGGTTGTTTTTGTTTCGGAAATTAAGAACCGGGCCGAATAGAGCCGCTGTTTTCAGTAACGGTGGTGTTGGTTCCCGGCCCTGCAAACGCAGGCGGGACGGCCCGGCTCAAATTCATTGTGCCATTTCTTCGGCTTCGTTGGAGTGTTCCGCTTCGATCTCGGCGTCGTTCTTTTTGACCAGCGCGTCAAGCCGCCGTTTGATGCCGATGGCTGCGGTCAACAGGTCGCACGCTTCGCGGAAGTCTTCGTGCGCTGAACCGGCCACGGCGATGGCGCAGTAATGTAGGTTGTTCGTGAGTTGTTGGGCTGAATCTGTTGCTGCTTTTAATGCGTTCATGTTATTTCCTGAATGGTTGTTTTGCGCGGCTGGCGCGTTTCTTTGCCTTCTCGTAGTCTCGCACGGAAGATTGGTGCAAGGCTAAAGCTTGCTCGGTAGTCAGCGGGGCGGGGCGGGTCATCAGTCCGCGCCGCACGAATAGCTCGACCAGGTCGCGCATGTCCTGAGTCCAGATTGGGTTCATTTACCGCCCTCCGTGAGAACGTAAAGCGGCTCATTCCAGCGGCTCGTCCCGATCCGGTGAATCACGCCGAGTTCGCGCAGGATGCTGGCGATCCAGCCGCCGGCTTCCCAAATTTCCGTCGCGGTCATTCCCGCCGTCGGGCAAAACTCCGCGAAAAACTCGCGGGCATATTTGATTTCGTCGGCGTTCACTTGGCACCCCCGTAAATCCTTCTGACGTTGTTTTTCCAGTTGCGATTCCCCACGGGGTCGGCGGCAATCGGACACCACCGGTCTGCCATGTGGTCGATGAATTCGCCGGGTTTTCCCGCTTGTTCCCAGCGTGTCCAGTTGTTTCGGATGGAGACGAGGACGATGCGCCGAGCGTGGGCCTCGTCGCGCACCTTGACGCTTAGGACGCCGTATGGGCTGCGGGCTTTCGCGCCGCCCTCTGCTCGGTAGATCGCATCCGCCAGCCTCTCTGGGTCGGGATGGCCGGCGAGCGCGGGCAGAGCCGCGAATATTAGTATGAGGTATTTCATTTAGCCTCCTTCGTTTTGGCGAGGGCGGCGCGGGCCTTTTGCGTGGCTGCATGGAGCAGGTCATACACGGGAGCCGCGCCGCCCATTCGGTCGGCTATTGGTTCCAGCTCGGCAAGAGCGGCCCGCAACTCGTCGCGCTCGGCGAGGAGGTTGGTGATGTGTTCGAGTGTTGTCATATTTTTGTCAGTTTGGAGCGGCGAGTTCCCCCGCCGCCCCGGTTGGTTTAGTCGGCGTAGTTGGTAGCCATCTGCTTCGACGTGAGTTTCTCAGACGACCAGTTGGCGTCAGTGAATACGCGGGCCACGCCCTTGATCCCGCGCTCGCGCATCCGGGCTAGGGTTGAACCAGCATCGGTGCCGACGGGCTTCACGTATTTGAAGCCCATCCTTTCGCCACCGCGAAAAAAGCCCAAGCGTTTGAGAATCGGCCCGACGGTTCCGTTTCCGCGAACGATTTGGAACCCCACCCAGCGATATTGATATTTGGAAATTTTCGTTTTCATTTCGTTTTTTCAGTTTGGAGCGGCGAGTTTCCCCGCCGCTCCTGTGGTTACGCCGCCGCATGACCGGCTGCGGCCAAAGCCTTTAACACCGGGGCCATCGAATACCGGCCAGCGGGGAAGATAAATTCCACGTCATCTAAAACGTGAATTTTCACGCGCTTGGTCGAGTTCTGGAAACTGATTTTTGCGAAGCCGCCTTTGCGCTCAATTACCTGAGCGGAGAAAATGCAGTCGTGATCGCAAACGCTCCGGCCCGTCAGTGTGTCGCCCGTGTTGATTTTCGTTGTCATGCTATTTTTTGTTCTCGTCGGGTTACTGGCCCTTCGATGTGGACAAGGTAGAATCAAACGGGCTTTGTGTCTAGGGAAAAGTGAAGAAAAATAAAGATAGTTTTTACCCCTTGCGCTCCAACTACTTGCACTGCTTCAAAATCGACTTTGCGCGGTGTTCTTCCCAGCGGCGAAGCTGTCCAGCGGACTTTTTCGGGGATTTCGACAGGCCACCTTTGCGCCCGCCGTTAACGATTTTGTTTCGGAATTCCGTCAGAAATTTCATGTTCATTTTGCGGAGGTTAAGCAAAGGTCGTTTGATTGTCAAGCGTGAGGCGGGGACAACGCTTGACACCGGCGGCGAGGTGGGGCAAATTGAGGGCGTGAAGATAGTCAGCCAAATTAAAATTTGCCTCAGCGGAAAAATGCCACACCCCGGCACCGCTGCTCACCAGACTGTCTTCACACGCTTCCGGTGCGACGAGGGCGGGGTTCCCTTTCCTGAAATCGTCATTCGCCACAAGGCGAGCGATTGCGGACTGCGCCGGAACACGGACAGCCCGTAGTCGTTCTTTGATACGCCTTTGTTGCGCGGTCTTTTGAGACCTTTCCGCCGCGCAGTTAAGCCGGGTGAAACCACCGGCGACAGAATAGAATGGATGATGCAGACGAGGCCCGTAAGCCTATTCCTACGGAGCCGTTATCAGTTGCATCGCGTGGTCGAAAGTGGGGAACTCAGGAAGCGGAGGCGATCAAAGACTACTTACAACTGTGCTGGGAGACCAGCGCAGGAAGGGTCTCCGTGGAGAATCTAAGAAGCGGTTGTTTCAAGACAGTTGAATCTGATTTATTCTGCTATAACCTGCCTCTTGTTTTCCATCCGCTACAATATAGAATCCAGAGAATGAATCGACCGCCCCTCAAATGCTCCGCGTGTGAAGCCCTAGCTGTCATCCTCTGGCAACCTGCCGACACAAGGGAGAAATCTCGGCCTTATTGCTCTGCGTGCTTGCCGCGTGCGCGAGAGGAAACGGCTTTGGTGATGGTGCCGCTGTTGAGACGGTAAACAAATTTTACGTGGCCGTTTCCGTTCCACTTCTCGCGGCATATTGCGCCCGCCTCGTAAGCCTCATTCAGCAGCCGGCCAGCCTGGGATGCGGACAGTTTGTGATCGGTCGCAAATTCGGTGGCGGTCACGGTGCCGGGCGGTCTCGGCGAGCGGCTCAGTTTCGCCGCAACCATCGCGGCGAATAATTGGGCCGAGGTTTTCGAGGTTAAATTGGAAGCTTCCATGTTGTTTCAGTTCGTGGTTGTTCGTGCAGCCAGATTATAGCGCGGTCGTCGGTGTATTCGCCCCAAACAAATCCAGCCGACCAACTTAGCGTAGATCGCCGGGCCTTCGCGTAGTCCATGTTCGGAATGTTCGTCAAGGTGCCGACGCTGTAGCCGGTCGGATTATCCAGCCGCCGACCCTTCGCCATCCCGCAGCGGTGCGTGTGCGCGTGGACGACATTTCCGACCGATTCCGCGTGGTCGCGGGTTGCGTTCTCGCTGAACAAGTAACCGTGGCCGAATCGGTAATTGCCCAGCATACGCCAGCCGGTGATGAAATGCCACGGGACGAGTTCGCATTTCAGCTTGGAGCACTTCATCTGGATTCGATTGAGAATTTCCGAGGCGCACATGGCGACGATAGCGTTGGTGCTGTTGACCAGTTTGAAAACTCTGTCCTCATGGTTGCCGGCGAAGTAAATTTTAGGGCGCAACTGCTCGATGAATTCCAGGCCGTCGTCGAGGTCGGGCAGGATCGGCTCCGATTCGTCGCTCGTCCCCTTGGCCCCTGAACGGAGCGCAGCGGTGTCAATAGCATCGCCGAGGTGAACGGTCGTGTCCGGCTTCCAAGCGTCCCTAAAGCGAAGGACGGCGGCAATGGCGGCAGGGTCGGCAAGGTTGCCGTGAGAGCAGCCCACCGCCATCAGCCGCTTCCATTTTCTAACAATTGCCGGCGAAGATGGTTTCATTTTTTTCCTTTGTTTTTGGGGAGGAACCGGCACTTCCACCCGCAGGCCGTGAACAGAGTTTGCAAGATGTTGCCCGCGTCAGAACCGCGCTGAAACCAAATAACGCCATCGCGCATTTCGATGGTCGTTGTGCAGACTTTACTTTTTGGCGTCGATGGCTTTGATGGCATTGATGACACGCGCCCGCTCGTCCTTCATCTGCTGACGAACGGAGGCTGATAAATGAACGTGGTCGAGATGTTGACCGAGGCTGTGGTAAATATCCACCAGCTTCTCCCGTTCGGTTTTCGGCTCTTGGCTCATTTTTCGTAGTAGCTCAAATCCCGCGCATTGATTGCCAGCAGCTTGTTCCATTCTTCCTCGGTTGGCTGCTGCTGATTCTTCCAAGTCTTCACGATGTCGTAAATTGATTTTGCAACGACTGGGCCATATTGAGCAATTAGAAGGATTATCGGGTTCATGTTATTTCAAAGCGTTAATAAATTGAATCAACCCGTTGGCAAGGTTCACCAGTTCAGTTGTTGCCGGCTGGTTGAAATCCATCTTTGCCATGACTGCCGCAATGGAAAAGGCGGATTGGTATTGCCCGTAAAGAATCGCAATGCGTTCGCGCTGGGCGGCGTTGACCTTTCCAGCGTTGAATTGCACCCGGTAAAATTCAAGCGCAAGCACCGTAGCCGATTGAACAGAGGCTAAGGACTTATAGCCGATCTGTTGCGGCGTGTTAGTTTTGCAGCCAGTCGTCATTGCCATTGGCATTACCGCAAGGGCTATGATTAGGAGAATGGTTTTCATGGCTTCGGTGAGGTCGGAAACGGAGGGTTGGTGTTGCCGGATAATTTCCTTCCTTCGTTTGGCAGCTTAATAGCGGCGACTACCTTTAACATCTTTGCAGTCATCCGATACCAACGCTTACCAAAAACGCGTTCGTTAAGAAACTTTTGATCTTCAGGAATAAGGCTTTCAACGTAAGTCTGAATTCTGTCGTTAATGAATCCAAACGAAAAAGAAAGAGCGGCTCGCCACGTGGTGTAGCACAAGGCCCAGCCGTAATCACCTTTGAGCGCGTCCAGCGTCCAACTTAGTTCGCTGGTTATTTGAGATGGTTCAATCATATCGGTTTTCTATTCGTTGAATTCTTTATGCGGTTAAGCATTGTCATCCTTCGCCACCGCGCACAAGAGCAGCACCACAAATCCAACGCAAGCCGCCAGACCGATAATGATGAGCAGAGCAGTCATGATTAGTTATTTTTCTTGAGCAAACGATAGAGGGTAATGCAACCGATGATTACGCCAAGGGTCAGCGAGAACAGGCGCAAGCTGGTTTCAATGCCCGGCATAAACGAAACGGAGACGCCCGCAACCGAAGCTCCGAAGCCCACCGTGCCATTGATGATGGTGTTGGTGTGGTTCATTTAGTCCTCAACAATTTTCACGCGAACAGTTTCCATTACGCCGATGGTCACGTCGTTGGTGCCGTCGCGGGTCAGCATCACGCGAATCAGTGTGGTGTTAAGTTTCTTGGAGTCAATGGCATCCCAAATCGCATTTAGTTGGTCGGTGCGGTTAGCGTTGAGTTTGACGTTGCGAAAAAATTCGCGGTGCATGGGTTGCCCAAAGTCTTGAGCAAAGGTGTAACCCGCGACGAGCGCGGCGAGGATTGACAAGTAGATGATGGGTTTTTTCATAATGGTATTTACGGCCAAGCGGTCATGGTGACCTTGTTAGTGGTGCGAGTGCCTGCGGAATTTTGGAGAACGATGCAAAGATTGGTTCCATCGCTCCACAGGTGGCCACCATGGCCACTCAACGAGGCCGGTGCGGTAAATGGATTAGAGGCTGGCAGGATAAATCCGTTTGTAGAAATTACAACTCCCGGAACGATCAGATTGTTTGTGGCCCGGCTGTTTCCAAGCGCATCCACTATTTCCAAGCTGGCTCCATTTCTTTTCAGTGCAGGAAAGTTTGTATTACTCGGGCCGAAAATAAGCCGACCAAACGTAGTGTTGTTAATATCGCGTATCTGAATTACCCCGACTTCTGCGGCTGGGGTAAGTGAAATCAATCCTCCAAGATTTCCTCCAAAGTAACTTGAATAGATGTTTGGCGCATTAACTATGAACGAAGCATTAAAAGTATGTGCTGAAACGGAACTCACTCCATTTACCGCTATATTGCCCGTTGTAATGATGGTTCCGTTTGTAATTTGCACCGTGTTAGCGGTAGTTCCAACAATGAGGTTGGTGACAACCAGCCGATCAGAATACATCTCCCCCAAATTAGTCAGGCCACGGCTCATGCCGTTGGTGTTGGCAATGTAGTTAGTTCCTGACGAAGTAATTGTCCATGTCCCAGCGTTGTTGCTGGAGACGATAATGCCAAAGCCAGCACCGATGATGTTCGTTGCCGTATTGACCTGTGCCGAGAGGTTGGTGAGGGCCGCGCTGCCGAGTTGTTTGGTGCCAATGCTGTTGGTCAGCCCGGCCAATGCGGTCTGCTGCACGGCGTTGGTGATTTCGGCTTGCACAACCTGATTAGAAAGCGTGTTCAAATTCAAATTTGTCAGCCCAGAGCCGTTGCCGGTGATCGAGCCATTGCCGCCGAAAACAAAGACGTTTGAGGAGTTGCCGAGGCGAAATTGATTGGCGGCGGTGGCGAGAGAGTTGTATCCGATGGCCGCGCTATTGTCATAGCTCGCGTAAGCGTTGCCGCCCAACGCGGTGCCGTAGCCGCTGGCCACAGAGTAGTAGCCGACAGCGGTTCCAAAATTTCCCGTGGTGCTATCGTCGCCGCCCGATTCGGCACGAGCATTGTATCCTAATGCTAGGGAAAAATTTCCGCCCGCATACGAGGATAAGCCGAATTTTTGGCTGTTGGTGCCGATGTCACCTGGGCCAGACAAGGTGCCGCTGACGTTCACATTGGTCAAGACGGCACCCCGGATGGTGCCGTTGGTGAGGAGGCCGATGTTGCCGGAAATTTCCCGCGCACCTGAAATGACCGGGTTGATGTTTGTGCCCATGCGCTCGGTAATGTTGGTGAGCGTGCCGGTAACAATGGCGAGATTGTAGGCCGTGCCGTTGGTAATGTCCAGCTTGGTCACGGCGAGGTAATTGCTGGCCACCGCAGGCGATGTGCCGGTAACTACGGTTCCAGCGATGGTGACGCGTCCAGCGTTGGTGGTAAACACGATGTTGGTGCCAGCCACGGAAGGGTAGCGTAAATCAGAGACGGTGATGGAATAGGATCGCGTCGAGCCTGAGTTGGTGGCGTAGTTACTGACGAAGGATGTCGCGTCGTAGTTGCTCGATCCGGTCGCCGTGGAAGGAATGGTTGAGGTGAACGTCGTGATGCTGCCCAAGGCGGTTGCAAGCTCCACGCGATAGCTGCCTTCCTGCATGTTGGTGACGATACACTGGCCCGCGAAAGTGTTGGTGTAAATCCTCGGCGTCTTCACCATGAAGAATGAGCCGATGGTTGCGTATTCAAGCGGCGTGATCTTGACCGGCTTGTTCGTCACGCTGTCAACTTGGTAACCGAAATCCAACCAGTTAAAAGTAACCGTGTTAGTCAACGGTGCGGCCTGCGCGGAGATCGCAAACGCGAGAAATAATGAGGTGAGAAATTTCATGGTGTGCCGAGAGCTTGGCCGATGGCCGTCCAGTAATTCGTGGTCAAATTGGTGATCGAGATGCCGCCGACGAAATTGCTTTTCGTTATGCTATACACCGCTGCCACCGCTCCGGTTGACGAGCTGGTGAACGTCACGATTGGCGCGTTGCTGTAGGCGACGGCGAAGGTGTTCGTAAATTGGCTGATGTTCTGATTTGTGAAGCTGCCGGACTGAATCCCGACGCTGGAACGGAAGCCGCTGGAGACGTTCGTGCTTGGCACACGCAGGAGGATGTCGGTGCCTAGGATGATCTCGACGAGGTTGCTGGCCGTCCGCATCTGGTTGGTGTTCGCGGTCACCTTGAATGATACGAGGTTGGTTGACGCGCTGGTGACGCTGATCGGATAGCCGAACGGGCGCGTGGCGGCGTGAACGGAAGCGCAAAGAATAAGCAAACAAAAGGTGATGAATGTTCTCATAATGTTTTGGAATGTCATTGATTAGGTTGAATTATGCAAGCGGAAATTGCAGTCCAGCGCGGCGGCTTGTCGGGGCATTTAGAAGCAGGCTTGAACAATTTGACGCCGCCGCAGCCGCACACCTTGCACGACGACACGCGCCCGCCCGCAAGCTGGACGTGAGGACATTGCAAACACTGGCCCGCCCGGTAGTCGAGCGATGGCGTCGGCACCGGATCGTTTCCATTTTCAATCCAGCGAAACGCGGCACGATTTGAACCGGCGGACATAAGCGGGTGGTTCATAAATAGGTTTCGTGAAAAATAAATGTTGGCGCGTCGCTGTTAATTGTCGGGCCAAAATAAGTGCCGGACAAATCCGTGCCAATCTTTTGCCACTCAAACGTCCCGGCTGCGACTAAATTGGCTTGCACGTTTCGTGTTCCAGCCGTTGAGTTTGAGTAAATCAACCCATCATAGATTCCATCAGGATGATGATGCACCAGCCCGTATGTGACAAGGAGCGGTTTTGCCGGGTCGTCCGGTTGCCACTCAACTTCCAGCAGCCAGCATACGTCGTAAAGTGCTTCATCGTCGCACGCTTGCGGTTTTATTGTGAAATAAAATTCTCCGCCGACGCCGCCGGTGATGGTCTCGTTTGCCGTGTATTTGGCATAGTAAGCACTAGCAGGGTCGCCGACGCTCATTGAGCCGCCAGCCGCAAATCCGCTGTCGATGAAATCCTGCATGACCGAATTCGGTAGAAGCTCAACCTCGTAGTCGTCGCCTTCCGACGTATAGCTAATCCACACAGAATCGGGGTTTGGCGGCGTCAAGCTGGATGGGAAATTGTAGGTCACATCATACTCATCCCAAGTTTGATTTGGGTAAGGCGTCAGTTCGAGTGACCAATTAACAGAGGGAATGCAACCAGTAGGAACACCACATGCCTGACTACAGCATTGAAGTCTCGGCAGGCTCATAATGTCGGCTCGTCTGTCTCCTGTCTGCTCGGCAGGATTGCGTATTTCGTCACGTCGTCCACGCAGACGGCGTATTCACGCAGGCGCAACGCATCGGCCACGCTGGCGTTAATGTCGGCCCGCTGGAACTGGCGGACGTAGGCAATGGTGTTCTCGTCGTCGTCGTTGTAGGTGGGTAAGGCGTAAGCAACCTTGGTGTCAATCACGGCGATCAAATAGAATATGCTGGCCGGGCCTGCTCCAGGATCGGGCGTCATCGAGATTCCCGCGCTGATCGGTTCGCCCAGAGCGAAATCATCCCATCCGTCCGTCGTGGGATCGGTGCTGTGCCAGACCTCGGCATGAGTCACGCCCAAATTGTCGAACACAACCTCGATATAGACATAATAAATCTCGTTCTCTGGGACTTCAATTTCAGACGTTGCAAGGTTTGGCGCGTTAGCGGCGGTAAAGGCGTCGTCAGGATATGGGCATTCGTCGGTGTTCGCTGATGGCACCAAATTTGCGTAGCCGGCAGACACGAAGAATTTACGCCACGATCCGGTGCCGGTCGGGTCTGGGGCGCCCCATGCTGTCCGCTCGGTTTTGGAGAGGGAATAGACTTTGAACGGGTAGCGGCCAACCCGCGCTGCTCCAGCCCGCGCCAATTGGGTAGCTGTAAAAGTAGCGTCGTCTCCGTTAGAATTTCCGGCACTACTTTCGCAGCAAACGCGGAAGTGGTAGGTTTGGCCAGGTTCAAGCGCGTCTATTAGCGAACCAACAGGTAGTTCAACGGTTAAAACTTCCCAGAACCGGAGCCCGTTAGGTAATTGAATGCGGGCTGTTTCGTGGCCGTAATCGTCGGTCAATCCGTATTGAAACCAGACGGTGGTGACAAGGTTTCCGCCGTCAACGGTTGCGTTGAGGATTGCGCTTGTTTGCGTTATTTCAGTTGCCGGTTGAGTTATGGCGAACGGCTCGTAATCGTCGTCCCCTTGGCGTCGAACTGGGCCGGGGCAATTGATGTCTGACCTTTGAAATTGACGGATGTCTAATCGGTTCACTTCGGAGTCGTCATCGTATGCTTCTCCACCGTCGAGTTCAGCAGCGGCAGCAGTCAACCATGCGGCGTGCGCGTCAATGACGGCCACAAGGAAATAGACGACGCCGGGCTGCGTTGGCTCAGTCATTGCCAGAGCCATGTCAGTCCCTCGGCTGGAGTCGTTACCGCCTGGGCCTCCGTAAAAATACCGAAACGAGAGCCAGCCGTGTGCGGTGCGTGGATCGGCTGAATGGAGCAACTCGGCAGAAATGCAGCTCTCCCCCTTCGGCATCCAATCTTGATCGCCAGCATTTGGAATGCGGTCAAAAGTAGCGCGAATGTAAATGTAATACATCGAAACCGTTAAGGGGTCGGTTTGCTCTGGGATTTCGATTTCGCACAAGGACAATACCCCTCCAGTCAGCATATCGCCAAACTCACGATCCGGTTCATCTGGGTAAGGGTTGGGAGTTACATTTGGAACGACCGCACTTCCTGCCTCACCATGAATCCGAAACAAATTTACGTAGCCTTCGCGCACAAACACCCTACGCCACGAGTGCGATCCAATCGACAATTGCGGCCCAGCATCTGTTGCAAGTTCGCTCCGCATTCCATCGGAAATTGTAAAGACCTCAAGAGGATAACCCGTTTCTAAGATTTTGGTTGTCTTAGTTTTGGAAGTCAATTCAGCGTGCCATCCGGTTGTTCCTTCAACGATGCGAATGTCTTTAGAGCTGCGCGGCGTGCGCTCGACCATGTTCCGAAAAATCTGACGGAACAAATTAGCTAAGTTCCCAACGGCTGACGGAATTTTGAACAGCGGCGTCATCTTATGTTATGTCGGCGGCGGCGTAATAGAGTTCCGCAAATTCGTCTGTGAACTGATATTCAATTGACCATTGCTGCCGCTGTCCGTAGGTAACAGAGTTGGCCGGATACTTTTGAAGCCACCAGCCAGTAGGCATTTCGTATTGGGCTGGAATACTTTCCCACTGTTTTAGCTCGGTTGTTGTAAATATTTTTCCCACGTTGTAATAGAGGATGGGATAATAAGACGAGACCGGCAGAGTAATGGTTTTGCGAAACGTGACGCCATGATTAAGGAACGAATCTTTGGTGGCGATCCGGTCGTCAAAGAATTGCAAGCAATCGGCTGCATCGCCAAGTCCTGCAAGGTCGGCAATTTCACTAACTCTTCCCGTAGCGTTGGAATAGTCTGAGGCGTAAGATTTTGCAGGTTTTTCTTCAAGCTCTTTGATAAGATTCAAAATCATTGATGCCTTCTTTGCGCTAATTTTTGTAATGAACACCGGCGACAAGCGCGAATCTTGCGTCATGTCTTGCCCGATCAATTCAATGACATGCGTAGTTGTTTCATCAGCCATTGTGCCGGTCAATGACCAGCGCGTGTTGTCGTCAATCGGCGACATCTCTAGCGAGTCATAGTAGCCGCTGGCCTTGAGTGATGCGAACTCCGCCGCGCACGCATCGTAAGCGTCAAGCGCACTGCCGCCGGTCACGCCAGAGAACACGCGACGATACATGCGCGTTTCACCCGTGGATTTGTTGTAGCTGCGCGATTCAAATACGGTGGGCGATGAAGTGGTGCCCCTGACGATGGCATAGTTTGGCATAAAATTTACTCAAATACTGTGGCTATATCAGCGCGTGGAACCGGATCGGCATCTCGCATGTTCTTAATTGTTTGAGTCAATTCTTTCAATGCGTTGGTGTTCTGTTGCGTGTTGTAAATCATCGGGTTATAGGCTTGAACTCCGACGCCCAGATTGGCCTTAGCTGCCGAGTCAATGGAAATTGGGCCGATGCCGCGAGTCGTCTGGGAATCAAGTCCGGATGCAATGCCGACGGCTTCCTTTTGCAGTTTGATGGATTCAAGGTCTCCTTTGGTCGTGCCTTTGGCGTTCTCGACTTTAGCCTGTTCTATTAGATCAAGAATTTCCTGCCGCTTTGCAATGTTCTGGTCAAGCGGGTCAAGCTGGGCAACGAGAGCGTTTTGAATTACCTTGTCAAGATCGGCTTGTGCATTTGCGACTTTGATGGGTCGCTCGTTAACAGGATATAGTTTCTCGGTTGATTTTTCTTCCGTGCCGGTCATCCCAATGCCTCCGCCAACGTCGTATTTGTTTTTTTTGTCCGTGCCTTTTATTGCTCCGCCAACCACAGCGGTGAGTAATTCTGTGCCTAGATATTGTGGCCCAGCGGCAATAGTCGCCCCCAATGAGGTCCTTGAATTTATAGCTTTCTGCGCTGCTTTTACAAGTTCTGACATCACGCCGGCAATCGGTTCGGAGGCGATGGAATGCCAACTGTTTTTCATTCGCTCAAAAGCCTTGTCCGCCTTGTCAATTTCGTTTTTCGACTCTTCGCTGATAAGCGGAATGGCTCGGCCTTCTCCAAGTTCTTTCAACCCCTGAATAAACTTGCCGCCGCTTTTGCCAAATAGCTCCTGCATGTCTGACATCATGGCGGGGTTCACATTCATGTCCTTCATGGCAACTCCAATTTTCTTCATCAGATCGAAGTTGGTGACGCTGGCATTGTTTAGGTCGTCCATTGAAACGCCGTATCTATTAAAAGCAGCAAGCTTGTCGTCATCCCCAACAAACGCGCTATTTCGCGCCGAAGCCATTTTCATTAAAGCTGCTTCTGCGTCACCGGCTTCCAGCCCGAACATTTTGAACGCCTGAATCAATCGCTGCGTTTCTTCAAACGTCGTGTTCTGACGGTCGGCAAAATCGTCAATGGCAAGAGCCGCTTTGGCCACGTCCAGAATCAGCGTCTTGAAAGCCTGAATTGAAACGTAGCTAGCCGCCAATGATTTCAGATCGCCGGAAATCTTGCCGGTCAAGCGGTTCATCGTTTTGCCAACGCGCCCCGCCGCCCGCTCAAATCCGGTTGAGTCGCCGTCAATTACGATCTTTGTTCCGAGCGTGCTCATTGTGTTCCTTTCGCCATCGCTGCTCGGATCGCGTCCATGTCAGGGTTGGCCGTCAATTCCTGGAGCCGTGCGTTCTCCTCGCGCCACTCGGCTGCGGACTTCACCGTGATGCCCCCTTGCCGCTCCGCATTGGCCGCTAGGAGGTGCCGGCCTAGCAGATAGGGGAAGTTGACCGCCTCGGAAAAACTCATGCTTAAATCGGCCATAAACGCGGAGAGGTAAATGAATTCACCGGGACTGCCGACCGGGCCGGAATCATCGCGCTGTTGTTTGGGCAAACACATTGGAATGAGGTCGTCTGATTCCGCGCCAAATCCGCCGGCTGTAAGGTAGTTGGAAAACCTTTTGACGCCGGCGAAGAAATCAAACGTGACGTTGGCTCGCCGGCGCAAGAGCCGCTTCGGCCCGCGTGCAAGCTCCTTGCCCCATGCTTCAAGCTCACGGGCCATCTTATCATCGAGCCGAATTTTACAGCCATCCTCATACGTTCCTGAGCAAATCAGCACGGAGAAGAAAAGGTCGCTGGCCTTAATTTCTTCGCCCGTGACAAACGCGGATTCAAACCGGCGCAACAACATCAAATGACCAGCGGAAAGCGGAAGCAACTCCAGCTTGCAACAGACCACCGGCGCAGGCACGGCGGCGATGAGCCATGCCGATTCGTTCATCTTTTAGCTGGTGATAAGGGTCATGGCGGCTGGACGGTTTTCAAGCTCAAGCGTCACCTGAGCATATCCGTCAACCTCGGCTGATTTTTCGCTGCTGACCACGTAGTAGGTTCCGGCAACCTGAGCGTCGGTGGAGCAGGTTACAACCACGGTTGAACCTTCGCTGGGAGCTAAGAACTGCGCGTAAGTGCCGGCCTTAGTGGTCGCCAAAACTTTGCCGGTCACACTAAGCGAATCGTGAGGATCAGAAAAAACCTCGTTCACCGTGAGACCGTCAAACGATTTCGCGCTGGTGCGCGTTTTAGCCTTGGCCGCGTTGAATTTGACCGACTGAATCAGCATCGTGCCGAGACCGTCTGCCGTGTAATTCCCAACCGTTCCCGCGCCGATGGCGGCAATGGAAAGGTCAGCGTTCAGCGACCAATAAAGTGCGGTTGATCCTCTTTGAATTTCTGTGTCAGCCATAAATTTGTTTTCCTAATGTTGGTTATAAGGTGTGCTTATCGTGGTTTGTTGTCAATTTGTTTTGTTGAATGCTTTTCCGAGAACACGATTTGCGTAATCGCGCCACCCGTTTTGAACTGCCAACAGCCCGTCATTTGCTGCCTTGTCTAGTTTTCTTCGACCGTTTTCTGTAATCTTTTTGACTCCAGTTTTCCCGGCGTATTGATGCGATGCAAAAATAATAGCGCGTGCCTTTGTCATGATCTGGTTCTTTGCTGCCGAACCGTAGGAGTATTCGTCATTTAGATTCCTCTTAGCTGGGCCTATGTTCTTCTGCTTTCCAAGTGCTTTGTTTAGCGCGTCAATTCCGCGAGCAAACCTAGACTTAAGAAACCAACGGCCCGCCGTTCTTGCTTGCACCATTCGCATAATTGCATCTGGCAACCCGTCAAAATTAAATCCGCGAACTGATGACCCATGTTTGTTGTAATAACGCCCAACAATTACGTCCCGTATTTTGCTGCTCTTCCATCCTACTACGTGTTCACCATTCCGAAATCGAACCTCCCTCACGTAAGTTCTCTTCAATTCACTGATTTCTGGCGATTCTGATTTAGGGCAAGCCTTTAATGCTTTGAACGCTACATCAAGCGCAGTCTGGTTGATGATTTCAACCGCGCCTCGTTTGCTGCGATTCATTCGGTCTCTCAAATCCCGGTTGAATTCTCTTAAGTCAAGTTTGACAAGCGGCGCAATCATCGGTCGGTCTCCGTTGCGTCGAGTAAAATAAACGTGGTGCGCGTCACCCAGGAATTGCCGATCATGTCCTGCTGCGCTCCACCGAGCTTCCAGCCGGCCACGCTGAAATCGGACTGCGTTGCGTCTAACAGGTTCGTCAGCCCTAACACGTTAAGCATGTCGCGCACCGCTTTGACGCGGCCCGTGTGAACCGCCCGCAAATCAACTGCGGCACCAGATGAATCAGCACGCCCGGCGGCGTCCGTTACAACCTTGACTTCGACTTCGGCGTCCCAATGACCGCTGCGTTGCAGCCCGTCAACATCCGTCGGTGAGATAGCCTTGCAAACTACGCAAACGTGATCCGTCGCAAGGTCGTCATACACCAGCGACACAAGCACCGGCACCGGGCCAGCGGTCAACGCCGCGTCCACGCTGCCGGCAATGACGCTGCGAAACGCTTCCTCAATCTTCGATTCAAGAATTAGTTCAGCCATATCATTTAGGATTTGCCCCGTTCGCCAGCATCATCGTTACCAACGGATTCTCCGCGCTGGCCCGCACCGTGCCGACGATGTAGTTGACGCCGGCCACGGTGACGTTGCGACCTTGCACCGGAGCCGTAGCTAGGTCGTCGGCAAGATAGTTCACGCTGGCCGAGTATTCGCTGAACAAGCCACCGTCTGACGGCGTGCTGCCCTTGGTGATGCGATTGAACACGCACGGAACCGCGGTGCCTGCGTAGGTGAACGACTGGCTTCCGCTTGTCGTGATCGTCTCACGAAATGCGGCGATGAAATCGGCAAAAATTGCAGCGGCCATAATTAAAAACCCCGCCCCCGGTTTCCCAGAGGCGGGGATGAAACAACACGAACCAAAATTTGTTAGCCGATGATGCCGGCCACGTGCTCAGGCTTCACAACGGAAACGCCCCATGCACAGGCGATCTCGAAATGCACCATGCGGAAGCCGGGATACATTGCGAGTTCAAACGAGATTCCGCTGCGAGGGTCGGTGATGGTCGCACGATCAATCGCAAGGTCATTCGGGACGCTGGCCGGAAGGCGAGTCGAGAGGACGATGGCGTTGCGGCTGAAGGCCACGTTGCGGGCCGAGGTGCCGAAGACCGTGATGGCCGCGTTATCGGCAACCGCAGCCTGAAGGCCGGGAGCATTGATCACAATCGTGCCGCTGGCCGAGGTCGAGCCGGTCGCAACCACATATTTCTGCGCTCCACCAGTCGTGCCGGTGATGCTCAGAATGTCGCCAGCAACAATGCCGGTGGTGTTGACGGTGCCGGTGTCGAACGTAATGGTGGTGTCGCCAACCGCGCCCGCGCCGTTGAACAACGCGCCGGTCATTGCGCCCGCCGTGGTGGACTGGATCTTCGCGGACTGGCGAAGGTTGAAGTTGTAGAGGTCGCCGAGCGTTCCCTGACGGAGCAAGTTGCCGCCGTCGCCGGCCTCGTTGACTTTGTAGAGGTTGGAGGTGCTGCGAAGAGCCACGGCAGCGGTCGTGTTGAACACAGCCGAACGGTCAGAAGAGGGTGCTCCGTTGTCGTCGAGGATTTTCTGGGCCTGCGCGAAATCGGCGAGAACCGGCGCGGTGCCAGCAGTTGCACCGAAGAAACGGCTGACGCCATTTTTCGCAGCCACGGCGCAATCGACTTCGATTTCGTTCACGGCGGCGCGGATGGCCTGCGCGATCTGGCCCTGCTGCAACGACAGATAACCGGGGCCGTTGTTCACGGACTTAATTTCTTCCTGCGTCCAAGAGAACGGAAAAGCCCGCTGCTTAGAAATGCTGTGCGTAACATAACCGATAGTCTGGTAAGCCGCCGACGGGAAGCTCATCGCCGGGGTAATGTCTTTGCCGGCAGAGTTAGAAGGCGTGATCGGAATGCGAATGTTTTGGTTTGCGGCGATGGTGTCAGCGGACGGGTCAAGCTGAACGGCTGGAATGAATCCGACCAGTTCGCGGGAGACAACATCCAAAGCGCGGTAAGCGTCTGGAATCAAATTTGTAAGAGTGTTAGGCATAAATTATTTGTGGGTTATTTGAGTTTGCCGCCGTTCTTCACGAAAGACATCGCGTCGTAGGCGGGCATTTTTGCGAATTCTTCGCGGGACATTTCCTGCATGGAGTTTTGATTCTGTGAATCAGAATCAAGTTTAACGACCGGCCCGCCTTGTCCAGCAACAATAGCCAGAGCCTTGCGGTTGGCTTCAAGGTCGAGTTCGGCTTTGCCGTCGGCGAGAGCCTTTTCAGCCGACACCTGAGCGGCGATGGCTGAATCCTTGGCGATGTTCGCGGCGGCGAGATTGGTTTGAAGCGTCGAAATTTCAAGGGCGAGATTTGACGCCGTTTCTTTTGCATCAACGAGTTCGGCAGACTCTTGGCGAGCCGCGACCGTAGCGGCTTCCGCAAGGGCAAGCTTGCTTTTCGTCTCTGCGAGTTCTTCGATTAGAGTCATAAGTTTTACTTCTTGGGATTATTAGTTAGCCTAATCATCCGCATTGTCAAATTTATTTTGTAAAGAGTTTCATGGCGGCCTCAAGGCTGTCGGCGGTTCCGTCGCAGAATCCTTTGGCCGCGCCGATCTTTCCGCTGAAACATTGGCCGTCCATGTCTTCGTCATCAACTGGCCGGTATAGCTTCACGAATGCTTTAAACTCGCCGGCGATGGCGTCAACGTCGGCCTGGGTTTCGGCAATCATTCCTTCCGTCACCTTGCCATCCGCGCCGAGTCCCTTAGAGACTCCGCTGGCAATGCGCGTGAGCTTCAGGCCCATTGATTCAAGGAAGCCCGTGGCGTCAGTCAGCACCGTGTAGCAGCCAACGGAGCCGATGCCACCGGAGCCGAGGGAGACGATGGCGTTTGCGCCCGCTGCGATCCAGAGCGCGGCGGAATAGCAGTCTCGCGCAAAGACGCGGACGGGCTTTTCACCGCCGGCTTGGATCGCGGCAATCTTCGCGGCCAATTCTGGAATGCCTGTAACCATTCCGCCCGGCGAATCAATCGCCAGCCAGATAGATTTGACCGCCTCATTTGCCATTGCCTCGTCGAGGTCTTCGCCCACGTCTTCAGGGTCAACGTAGCCAAAAGCGGCGGCGATAGACGGAAGGCCGGTTGCCAGCACGCCAACGACGGGGATGATGGCAACGTCTCCAACGATCTCAGTGCGCTGAATCTGGTCGCCGTAGATGTCGTGCATAATTTCTCCGCCGATGTAACGCTCGGCAACTTGGCCGAAACTTTCCTCGGCGTGCGTAAGTTGAGCAGCCCAAACTTCCGGAGAGCAGCACACGGTTTTTACGGTCTTCAATTTAGTCAGCAGCATTGGTTTCCTTGGTTGGTTCAGGCGGGACGGTGGGAGTGTTTTGAGTGCGTTGAGAAAATAACGTCAGCACATATTCCATCGGCAGTCCGTATTGTTCAGAATAAATTTTGGCGTCGGCTAATTGCTCGCCAACATAATCCTTAATCTCAGCGCGGATTTTCTGGTGATTCTTTCCGTCGGCAGCGCGGACACGTTGCACCGAAGTAATGCCCAGCTTGAATTCCTCGCGCTTGATCTGCGAGGAATAGCCTTTGTCAGCGGTGAATTCTTCCGGCGGAACGTGGTAAAAATTGCGCCACGAATTAGGATTTGACGGCATGGGAAGCTCGCCGGACTTAATCGCTTTGCACACACGCCAGCAATCAATCTGCCACGCAATGCGCTGAAGGATGGTTTGCCGCGCCTCGAAGGAATACTGGGCCAACTCCATAATCATGCGGAGGGACGCCCCGCCGGTCTGCGTGGCGTTGTAGAGTTCGTAAGGCCAGCCAATACTCAAGAACGCATTGCGCTGAATCATGTTCCAGAATTCGCGCTGGTCAGATGATGGGCGGTTGCTACCGTTCGGAAACTCAACCTTGCTTCCGGTGTTGGCCTTGAAGACCCGCATTGAAACGCCGTCCTCGGTTTGCTGCCAGATGCTTCCGCCGTTGATTCCGGTGGTCGTCGAGAACTCGTCAGCGTTCGGGTCTTGCACCTGCCCGGCCTCGTTATATTCGATTACGCTATGCGCTCCTTCAGCCTTGAGTGCGAGCTTGGTGAATCGCCGCACTTGTTCCAAATCCTTCCAGTCAATCGCACCGCTGCCAATCGGCGGAATGCCGCGAGCTTGGCCTGAATAGACCGGCTCGTATTCCAGCACGGCGTCAGCAGTCAGCACGGAGTTTCCGTCTGCGTCGAACGTGTTGACGCACGATATTTCCTCCTGCTTTTGCCCTAGAGAATCAAAGAGGCAAACGGCCACGGTTCGCAAATAGGAATCGAGGATCACGCCGTCGCGGTAACTCATGCCGGCGTAAATTCCATCTGGCATGATTGGCGTGCTCATGTGCCAAGTGTTACCGATGCGGGAAGCGGGAATCGTCTGAATCATCGGGTATCCGTCATCGCAAAACTTGCGGACGAAATCGCCGTCAAGGTCGAGCGCGATGCTCCAATTTTTCAACGTGCCGGCCCAGTCAAAAGGCGAGCCGCGAGTATTAAAAACCTTGTGCCATTCACGCAGCATCTCAACGGCCTTGTCGCCCCATTCCTTGTCCGCTGGGTCACCGATGAATTGAGGCGCGAAAGATTCAGAACCGGAGCCAACGCACAATTCGGATTTCAACTTGATAGCCCACTGGAGTTGCGGCGAGTTTGCAAAAATATCGTGCGAAGCATCGCGGAGATTTGACCGCGAACGGAATCCAAGGTTGTCCTCAATGTCGGGCCGAAGCTGCGGCGACGTGGTGAAATTAGTGGAAGCATACGCCGCCTTGATGAGTTGGCCGGTTCCCATGCGGAACCCGTATTGATCGACAAGTTTGCTCGGTTTTGATGCCATGATTTTATTGGGAAAAATCGTGCCGAACGCGGTTCACGCTTGGCCCGTAGGTCGTCGGATCGGTCGTTTGCAAATAGTATTTGACCTCAGCCAGCGCATCACGAATCGGCAGACCTTGGAGCATTCCCCAGCCGAAGGTGGTCTCGCCAACGCCAGACGAAACAAGCGTCTTGTTTGCGGCCATGTCGGCAATCAGCCGGTCGCGGATGGCGAGGACTTGATCGGGCTGCAAACCTATTCCGCAAAGGATTCCTGACATATTGAAAACTAATCCGTCAGAGTCGCAAAATTAGCAAGTCTAATTTCTTTGGTGTGGTGCGTTTTGTTGTTGCGGTCAAACCGGGTTTGATGTTTACTGCACACATGAAATACGAATTGCTGATGCCCTACTGGAAATCCGAGAACGACGGAAACGAATCGAGCCGTGCTACATGCTCCGGTGGAATCGTCAAGGCGGCTTCCGAAAGCGCGGCCCGCACCGCTTTTAGAAAACTTTGGAAAGACACCGGCAGAAAGATTCGGTTCTCTGGCGTGATGGGCTGTTACCTTTTGGAGGTCAAATGAGATTTGTAGTTCTAAAATTTCCGTCACTGCGAGGTTCCCCGTGGTATTTCAAATCGCGCACGGTCGCGGTCATCGCGGCATTTATTCGCAGCCTCTTCGATTGCATTGAGGTTCGCGTCATTGACCAGACGACCGGAGAACACATAATTATATTTTAATCCCGTGAACGCAATCAGTTTAGAAAATGCTTTGAAGATGGATTTGACCGGCTGGACGGTCAGCGAAAAGCTGGACGGCGTTTGGGCCATCCGGTGCGGCGACCGGCTGATTTCGCGGCAGGGCAAAGAGATTCACGCGCCCGCTGCTTTCGTTGCGGCCATGCCGGAGAACATCCCCGGCGAACTTTGGGCCGGTCGCGGGCGGTTCGAGGTCGTGTTGTCCGCTCTTCGCAGCCGCGATTTCTCCCTCGTCAGCTTCTGGCCGCACGCGGAAAACCAAGTCCCGGCCTTCGCGCTGGAAGAAATGTTCGGCTGCGTCACTTCCGCCGGCGGCGAAGGCTGCGTCCTCCGCGATCCGTCCGGCGAGATGTTTAAGATTGTCCCGCGCCAGTCAGCCGAGGCGGTCGTGGTTGAGACCGGCCTGGAGTCGGCGGTCTGCAATTTCAACGGCGCGAAATTCAAACTGAACTGCGGCCAATGGCCGGCGGTCGGCTCGGTAGTCACGTTCCGTTATTCCGGGTTGACCGGCAAGGGGACGCCAAAAAGCCCGACGTTTGTTTGCGTGAGAAATTATGAGTGAAGACTTTATTGCGATTGCGGTTGTGTTTGTCTCTGGTGCGCTTTTCGGAGTAGCCTTGACAATTCAGATGCTTCGCTTTTTTTAGCCGTCGAGTGGTTGCGGCCGTGAGGCGCGACGCCATTATCGACATGGTTTTTCAGCACTTGGCGGCTATTCCTTTTCCTCCGTCTCCACCGCCATCGCCGCCAGCCCGGTGAAGCCGAAGAAATCAGCCTGCGCGTGCGACATGCACAAGCAGTCGCCCAGATGCTCGTTGCCGCCGCTGATCCATTCCATCTTTCCGCTCTTCTTGTTTTTTTGGTAGCGGTCGTTCAGCAATTCCTCCACCGCATCCTGCGGAATGTTGCGCGGCAATTCTAGCGGCGGGCCTTTGCCTTTCAGCCTGAATTTGTAAACGTGCGCCTTGAAGTAGGGGTTGCTCCAATTAAAAAACGGAAGCTCGCCCTTCTGCGATGCGCCTTCCGCAACGGAAATCATTTTCATACGCCACGGCTTCTGGATCGTGACGCCGGTTTTCTGGTTGAGATGCGGCCAGCTTCCAATGGCTGAACCTTTGCACGCTTTCCATCGGTGGCTGGCGCACCACTCGTAAATTTCCGCGCTCCGGTTGCCGTCGCCGGCGTCAATCCAAACGCCGTTCCCGCCGACGCCGTAGCGGGTCTGGATTTTGTTCGCCTCCTTTTCATCGGCGCACCATCCACAATCGACCACGCGCATTGCCCCGCCGTGCCGGTGCTGGACAATCAGCCAGCGCAGCCGGTCGGCCTGCACGTCAATCGTCATGGTGATGGCCTGCCGTAAATCCTTCTCCACGGGCCAGAGCGTTCCCATGTCATACTCACCGCACAGCCGACGTAATTCATCCTCAGTGCTTTCGACCTGATAATCCACGAACGGTTCACCCAACCTTTCTCGGACGAAAGATTTTAACGGCTCCTCGTCGCCTTTGCCGAGCGCGGTTTGCGCTGTGAGAAATTCGGTGACGATATTTTCCCACGGGTAAAGCGCATTATACGCCGTCCAAATCCACGCGGAGAATTTGCCCTTGGTCGGTGAAAGATTCATGTTCACCGCCGCTAAATCTTGGAGCAGCCGAAAGCATTCGGCCTGCTGGATTTCATTCTTGCACGCCGGATTCTCGCACTGGTATCGCACGGTCTTAGCCAGCTCCGCGTCGTTCCATCGGCCCGCAGGTTTCGTCACCTCGTTCGTGTCCCAGAGAAAACCGCCGCACTCTCTCGGCTCAGGGAAAACCGGCGAAGCCACGCGCCCGAATCGGAACGGCTGACGGTGCAAACATTTCGGGCAGGCAAAATGAAAATGCGTTTGCGTGCCGGCCAGATATTCCCGATACATAACGCCGTCCTCGTTCTCCGGTGTGGACAGCAGGAAAAACTGCGGTTGAAAAAATGTCGTCAATCGTTTCGTTACCCGCTCGTAACTGCCCGCGCTCCACTCGTCGATCTCGTCACCGATCACGCGCTGAACCGCCGTGGACTTCAACCCGCCCCTCGAATTCGTGCCACGAAAATGCACCATCATCGACTTGAACTGAATCAGCAACTCCGTCGCCTCGTTGCGCGTGGTCGGAATGTATTTCTCCAAAATCGTCTGCCGTTCGAGCAGCGGCATGAGCCTGGACTTCACGAAATTCTTCACGGCCTCTTCCGTCTGCAAGACCCAGAACGTCGTGGCCGGCGACTCGACCACGCTCCATAGCAGGTAGGCAATGGCCATTGTGGTCTTGATGACCTGAGCGGAACACATGAGCGCGAGTTGGCGCACGTTGCGTTCGTCCTGGAGCGTCTTGAAAACCCAGCGGGAGTGAGGGAATATGTCGCAGCGAAACGGGCCTTTGACCTGCGAATCTGACGGCAACAAAATATGCTCTTCGACCCACTTGTCGAGACTCAGGCCGGAAGGGGTTGTTGTCCAAACTCCAATCCGCTCTTCGTATAAAGCAAGTGCTGAACTTTTTTTTTACTCTCGTCAGGGAGCATCTTCATCCGTGGCAAGTCCGCGAAAATTCCCTTGAGCGAATCCTGAATCCTCGCCGCGATTTCGTCCGCCGTCTGGTTCACGCACAGCCGCGCAATCGCCGGCCCGGTCGTCATCGCACGCTGGACGATTTCCGTGAAGTAATGCCCGTTCATTTCGCTGGCCTGTTCCACGTCAACCAGCTTGCCCTCGGCTTCATCGGCCTTGACGGTCTCCTGTCTCAACCTTTGCGCGGAGATTCGCAGCTTGATTGCGTCTGCCGTGCCTCCCATCTTCGCGTGCTGGTCGTCCTTGTATTTGACGATGCCGCCGAGGAAATCTTCCGCGTCATAAAATCCATTCACGCACGGCGCGAAGTAGCGGCCCGTTTGCGAAATCTTGTAAAGATTTTCCTCGCTGTAACGAGTCAACTCTGCGGCTTTTGTTTTGTGGATTGTCGGCATTGGTTATTCAGGTCGTGAACTCATGTTTGCACGCGGGACAACTGATCGGTTTCTTTTGGTCAAGCCGTCCTTGCTCTTCTGCGGTTGCCGGCTGGAAGTCTGGCGGTTGGTAAAAATTTATGACCCGCTCTAACTCACCCGCATCAAACCCGGTCACGTCCATGTCATACGCTCCGGTGTCGAGGTCGCCGAGAATGTCTTTGAGCATGGCGCCGTCGGTTTCCGCAAGCTCGGCA